GGGCACCCTTTCCATGAACGTCGCCATGTTCACCTTGCCGGTCTGGCGGGGGACGTGCAGTCCGATGCGCTTGAAGGTGGCGGTCTGCCCGGCGAGGGTGCGGGCCTGCTTGTGCTGGCACGCCAGGCACGCGGGCCGCAGTGCGCAGCACCCGCTCCCTTCGACGTGGGTGTGCCGGGACAGCGGCGGGTCGTGGTCGGCCGAGTCAGCCGGGCTCCCCTCGCAGACGAGCATCATCTGGCAGGGCTGCCCCAGCAGTGCGGCGCGGACCTTGCGGTACTTCGCTCCGTACGGGCTGCCCCTACGAGGCATCGTGCTTCCCGGCCATCCCGGCGACCTGCGATGCGGTCAAGGCGATCAGGGCGATGAGCACGACCCGGTTGGTCGGCCAGAGCCAGGCGAGCGACACGACGGGGGCGACGTACATGCTGGCGCAGTAGTCGCACCCGATGAGGTAGGCCCGCTTGGAGTCCTCACCCCATCGCTCGGTCAGTCGGTCACGGATGGGCGAGGTCAGGTAGTCGGCCGTAATGAGCCGGGTGAGGCGCACGGTCGCACCGATGATGAGCACGACGAGCAACCAGGCTGGCATGAAGCTGCACGGTAACAGGTCGATGGGTTCCACGTGGAACCTTCCCTCGGCCTCGCGCGTGGGGGGTCACTACAAATGGGATTATGGGAGAAAAGAGGCTACGTCGGCCCTGGTCAGAACGAAGATCCCCGATAATCCCAGGCGGGTGGGATTATCGTGCGGCAGGGCGGACGATAATCCCATAATCCCATAATCCCATGTCCCCACGTGCGCGAGCCTCGCCGTGTGCTAGACGCCTATCAACGGTTCGGCCTGAGCAAGTCAGCTAGCCTCGCTGCCGATGAGCGATCGTCGGCGTCGCGCCGTGTCCAAGCCGCGGTTCAACGCCGTCATCGCCTCGGCCACGGTGATGACCTCCCGGCCACCCGCCCTCCGCGCCAACAAGAGCGAGGCGTGGCAGGAGGATGCCTGGCGTCACTACGACGAGAACGGCGAGCTTCGGTTCGCCGTCGGCTGGATCGCCAACGGGCTCAGTCAGGTCAACCTGATCGCGGCCCGACGGCCCGAACGCCTCGGGGATGACCCGGCCCCGCTCGACGGAACGGGTGGCACGATCGACCTGGCAGCCAACGCGCTCGTCGCCTCCATTGCCGGTGGCCCCGACGGCCAGGCCCAACTGCTCGCCCAACTGGCGAAGCTGCTCACCGTCGCTGGCATCGGCTGGGTGCTGATCGAAACGCAAGGGCTCGACGTCACCGACCCGAACGCCTGGGCCTGGCGCGGCCTGTCGAACGACGAACTGCGCACCGACCGCGGCGTGTACGAGGTCGAGGACTTGGACTCGGGCGAGTCCAGCATGGACGGGTGGCGACCGTTGGCCGAACAGCACGTGCTCGTCAAGGTGTGGCGCTCGCACCCCCGCCGATCGTCCAAGCCGGATAGCTCGACACGCGGTGCGCTCCGGCCGCTGCGCCAACTGGCGATGCTGGACGACAACATCGAAGCGACCGCGCAGTCCCGCCTGTCCGGTGCCGGTCTGCTCGTCCTGCCCAACGAGGTCGAGTTCGCACCGATCGGACGCACGCCCGACGAGGACGACCCGGACGCCCAGCCCGACGGGGCGACGACCGACGATTTCGTGGAAGTGCTCATCGACACGATGACCACTCCGATCGCGGACCGGGGCTCGGCTGCCGCTGTCGTGCCGCTCACGATCAAGGTGCCCGGCGAGTACGTGGACAAGGTGAAGCACATCACCTTCTGGTCCGAGTTCAACGACACCGTGCTCGGGCTCGGGGACCGCGCCATCAAGCGACTCGCCCTCGCCCTGGACATGCCCCCCGAGATTGTGACCGGCGTGTCGGGCATGAACCACTGGGGCGCGTGGCGGGTGCAGGAGGAAGCGATCGTCCTCCACATCGAACCGCTGGCCGAAGTGATCTGCCATGCGCTGACGAAGGGCTACCTGCGACCGGCCCTGCTCGCGCTCGGCTTCATGCAGATCGAAGTCGAACAGGTGCTCATCTTCCACGACGTGACCGACCTGTCGGTGCGGCCCGACCTGTCCGACGACACGATCGCGGCGTGGGATCGGATGGAGGTCGGCGGGGCGACACTGCGCCGCGAGATTGGACTGTCCGAGTCGGACAAGCCCAGCGAGGACGAGTTCCGCAAGCGGGTCATCCTGCGCCTGCTCGACCGCGCGCCGCAGTTGGCCCCCGAGTTGGCAGCCGAGTTCGGCATCACCATCGTCACCAGCCCGAACGAGGAACAGCCCTTCCCGCAGTTGCCGACGCACACGATCCCTGAGCGTCAGATCGGTGGGCCACCCGACGATGCGCCAGTCCGTGCGGAAGGTCCGATGCACGCCAGCGCCGCACCTGATAGCCGCCTATCAGTCGAAGGTCTGACCGCTGCCTGTGACGGCATCGTGTACCGCGCCTTGGAGCGTGCCGGGCAGAGGCTCCGCAACAAGGCGGGCAAGCGGGCCGACGGACCGGCAGCCGTCGAGTGCGAGGATGCCGCCCTGCTCCACACGACGCTCGACGTGTCCACGTTCAGCAACGTCCACGAACTGCTCGACGGCGCATGGTCCCGCGTGCCGCTCGTCGCCTCCCGCTACGACGTGCCCCCGGAGGAACTGCTCACCGCCATCGACTCGTACACGCGCGGCCTGCTCGTCAGCGGACAGGCCCATGACATCGACCGGATGCGCGACGCCTTGCCGTCGTGCGCCGTGGCCGCGAGGTAGGCATGACGATCACCCACGGAACGAACATGACCGGGAACCTGATCCTCAGTGGGGCGACGGGCGTGCAAGCTGCCGCTGCGCCTGTCGCCCCACCTGACGAGTGGTTCACCCTGCCCGACCACGGCGAGCCCTACGACGTGGTGATCGAAGATGACGGCCGGGTCCACGGCTACCCCGCTGCGACGTGGGACGCCTGCCACCTGTCGTTCCCCGACGAGTGCGTGAACCCGCCGCGGTCGAACAGCGACTACGCCTACTTCAAGGTCGGGTCCGTGCGGACCGCGTCGGGTGCGCGCGTCCGCACCGGACCGCTCACCTTGCGTGGCGGGCACGCCGACCGGACGCTGTCGGCCTCGCGGGCGATGGCCTTCTACGACGACACCAACAGCGCGTTCGCTGACGTGAACATCGGGGAGAACGAGCACGGCATGTGGATCGCCGGGGCACTGCGCCCGGAGATTCCCCCGGAGTCGGTGCGGGCCGCGATGGGCTCGGGCTTCTCCGGCGACTGGCGTGGCTTCGGTGAGGACTTGGAACTGATCGCCCTGTCGGCCGTCAACACGCCGGGCTTCCGCCACAACGTCGCTCGCTACCGGGACGCCCTCGCGGCCTCCGTCATCATCGACCTGCCCAACGCTCGGGCCGTGGCCGAGACAGTCGAACCCGATGAGGAACACGACGCCCTCATGGCGTCGGCCGTGCAGCGCATCGCTCAGACGATCGGCCGCTCGACGGATCAGCGCATCGCTGAACTGCGGGCCCGCGTACACCAGGAGGTTGTCGATGGGGAGTGACTGCATCCCGTGCGGCCACAGGCGGGCAGCCCGCAACGCTGGCCCACGCGTTGAGCCCAAGTCCGGGGAGGTTGCGAGCGCAGAGTCGTTCGCCGCGTCCGCGAGCCCGCGCTATCTCGTCGTACCCCGGCAGACCTCCACGACGGGCAAGCGGTTCTCCACGCTGACCGCCGCACAGGATCACGCACGGCGTACTGGCGGGATCATCCGGCAACTCTGATAGGCGTCTAGCAATGGCAGGGCGCATCGTCGCCACGGCGACAGTTCTCATCAAGGCGAACACGGACCAGTTCCGTAGCGCCATCAGCGGCCTGGGCTCCGGCCTGAGTGGCAGCTTCTCCAAGCTGACCGGCCTCATCGCTGGCATCGGGCTCGGCCATCTCGCGGCCGAGGCGATCCGCTTCGGTGCCGAGTACCGCATCCAACTCGACAACGCTCAGGCGGCAGTCAACGGCCTCACCGACTCGCAGGCCGAGGCCAAGAACTTGATGAAGGACATGGTCGATCTGGCGATCAACACGCCGTTCGACCTGCCCGGCGTGCAGGACGCCACGATCCGGCTGCTCGCCTACGGCGAGGGCTTCAACATCACCAGCGAGAACGTCACTCAGTACGTCCGAACGATCGGCAACGCGGCCGCGGCGACCGGCAAGGGTGCCGACGCCATGAACAACACCATCACGATCATGGGCAAGATCAGCGGCCAGGGCCGCGTGATGACCCGTGACCTGAACCAGTTGACGGCGAACTTCCCGTCGCTGCACCCGTGGGAAATCCTCTCGGAGATGACCGGGCAGTCGGTGTCGGAGCTACGCCGACTATCGCTCCTGCCCGGTGGCCTGTCCGGGGTGGTCGATGCGACCGAGTTCATCGAACACCTTGTTGATGCGATGGAGGAACTGCCCGGCGCGAGCGCCGACTGGGACGGGCTCTCCAAGGCGACGGGCAAGACCGTCGAGCAGTTGAAGAATCTGAACGAGGACGACTTGATGGCGGTGTTCCGCCAGTACCCGGAGATGGCCGACGCCATGTCCCGCAAGATGTTCACGCTCGGCGGCACGATGGAAGTGTTCAAGGACACGATGGGTGTCGCGCTGGCCGACGGACTGATGCCGTTCTTCGCAACGATGCAGCAGTTGATGTTGGATGACAACATCAAGAAAGCTTTGACCACGCTGGCAACGACGTTCGGTGACCTCGCCGGGATGCTCGCCAAGGAGCTTGCGCCGATCCTCCCCAGCCTCATCAACTCGTTCCAGCACATTCTCGTCGCGCTCATGCCGCTGATGCCTGCCATCGCGGACCTCGCGATGGTCCTCGCCCTGATGCTGGTGGAGATGGCTCCGCTGATCGAACTGCTCGCCTCCTTCGCCGCCGCGGTGATGGACCTGATTATGAAGATGGACCCGCACCTGCTCGGCGTGATCGCTATGGCGTTCGTCGCCCTGTGGTTTGCGATCAGCAGCCCCATCTCCGGCATCATCCTCGGCATCGCGCTGCTGGCCGCAGTGATTTGGGCCAACTGGGACAACATCAAGAAGTGGACCAGCGACCTCATCGCAAAGATGGTGGAGCTTTGGGACTCGTTCTTCGAGACGGTGATCGACCCCATCATCAACTTCGTCAAGGGCGTCATCGAATGGTTCCAGAACCTCTACGACACGCTCGTCGGCCACTCGATCATCCCCGACATGGTCAACGCCATCATCGAATGGTTCACGACCCTGTGGAACGTCATCGTCGGCATCGTCAACGTCATCAAGGACGTCGTCATCGCGGTGTGGAACGCCATCAAGGTCGCGGTCGAAGCCGTGGTGTCCGCGATCGCATTCGTCGTCACGACGTACTTCAACATCTACAAGACGATCATCACGACGGCGATCAACGTCATCCGCACCGTCATCGAAACGGTGTGGAACGCCATCAAGTCGGTCGTGACCACGGTGCTCCACGGGATCGAATCCGTCATCTCGACGGTGTGGAACGGCATCAAGTCCACGGTGACCACGGTGGTCAACGCCATCAAGTCCACGGTGACGAGCGTGTGGAACGCCATCAAGGACACCGCCACGACCGTGTGGAACGGGATCAAGACGGCGATTATGACGCCGATCAACCTCGCCAAAGACCTCATCTCCGGCGTGGTGGACACGATCAAGGGGTTCTTCAACTTCTCCGGCCTGCTGTCCACGGTGACCGGAGTGTGGAACAGCATCAAGGAGGCGATCCTCGGACCGATCCGCTCGGCTGCCGACCTCGTCGGCGG